TTGTGCTTATGCTTAATGCAGGTGCATCGCATACTGTAACTTGGACGGCTGTTAATTATTGGGTTTCATCAGGTGGTAATGCTGCACCAACACTTACAGCTAATGATACTATCGTGCTGTGGAAAATCGGATCATCTGTATACGCAGCGTATGCAGGATCATTTACTTAAGGAGTAAAAATGGCGATTACATACACTTGGACTATCCCAACAGTAGAGCGAAGTTTGTCAGACGGTGGAATTACTACCATTCATTGGCGTTGTACTGGTACAGAAACAGTAGGCTCTGGAGATGGTGCTGTAACCTACACTGCATCTAATTACGGCACTACAGGCCACACACCAGATGCTGATGCGGCTAACTTCATTGCATATGAAGATGTAACCGAAGCTAACTGCATTGCATGGGCGCAAGCTCAAGTAGGTCAGTCAGACGTTGAAACGGCTATTGCTGCTAAGATTGAAGCTGACAAAAACCCAACCACAGGCTCGGGAACTCCTTGGGCTGCATAACTTAGAAAGGAGATCAACATGGTTGAAGATAAAAAGACCATAACGATTGACGATATAGAATACACAGAAGATCAACTAACAGATGAAGCAAAAGCTTGTATAAATCACATTGGTTCTTTGGATCAGAAGATAGGAAGCACACAGTTTAATCTAACTCAGTTGCAAGTAGGCCGCGAGGCTTTTGTACAAAGACTAAAGGCAGAACTAGAGGAAGCTAATAATGGCGAAGCTAGCTAAGTTTCTACAGGCGGTTGCAGGTGCAGCAGGTGGTGAAGTTCTCGATATAGACGATGTGTTCAGCACTTATTTAGTAACAGGCACAGGCTCTGCTTACACTGTTAATAATGGTATTGATCTTTCTGGCGAAGGTGGCTTGGTTTGGATAAAAGGTAGAAATCTATCGGGATACAATCACACTTTATATGATACCGAAAGGTCAGGAACTTTATTTAGTGATACAACAAATGCTGCAAGTGATTACGCTTCAGAAATTGCATCTTATAATAATAATGGATTTACTACTGTAAGTAGTGGAGCAGCATATAATAATGTAAATAATACAGAATACGTCTCTTGGACATTCCGCAAAGCCCCTAGGTTTTTTGATGTGGTGACGTATACTGGGACAAGTTCAGCAAAAACTGTAAGTCATAATCTAGGTTCAGTTCCAGCCATGATTATAGTAAAATGCACAAGCGGTACTGGTAATTGGCGAGTTTATCATAGAGGTCTGGACGGTGGCAATGCTCCAGAAGATTACGTTATAAACCTCAATTCAACAAGTGCTGAAAATAATAGCAGTAGTTTTTGGAACGATACTGCACCAACAAGCACTGAATTTACAGTAGGTGGTGACGATGATGTAAATGATTTTGGTGACACATACGTTGCCTACCTATTCGCACACAACAACAATGACGGTGGGTTCGGCCCTGATGCTGACCAAGATATTATCAAGTGTGGGAGTTATACTGGTAATGGTTCTACTACTGGGCCTACGGTTGACCTTGGGTTTGAGCCACAGTGGTTGCTAATAAAAGATATATCTACAGCCCAAGAAAATTGGCAAATATTTGACCAGATGCGAGGCATGCCCGTAGGTGGACAACCTATCCATTTGTACCCGAATAGTAGTGCGGCTGAAGGCTCAGTCGATAATCAATTTGAAATTACACCAACTGGATTTAAACTAACGTCTGTTAGTAATAGAACTAATGCCAGTGGACGTACCTACATCTACATGGCAATCAGACGTGGCCCACTCGCAGAGCCTACCAGTGCGACTGATGTTTTTGCTATTAGTACTGGGGCAGGAACAGATGCACCGCTGTGGACATCAAACTTTCCAATAGATATGGCTATGAATAGAGATGTTTCAAGCGCAGTTGATACAAATATTGTATCAAGACTTACAGGAACAAATCGTCTTGAAACAAATACAACTGATGCTGAAGTTAGCTCTAATGCTTCTAAAATGGACTATATGGATGGTTATCATGAAGGAACATTAAACCTTCCTACGTATTACTCGTGGATGTGGAAACGTGCACCTAGCTTTTTCGATGTGGTTGCTTACACAGGCACAGGAAGCGCAAGAACTGTAAGCCATAACCTTGGTGTAGCGCCTGAGATGATGTGGGTGAAGTCTAGAGGTGAAGTTAAAAATTGGCGTGTTTATCACAAAGACCTTGATGCAACTGCGCCAGAGGATAAATATTTAAAACTCAACACAACGGATGCAGTAGCTGATAGCACAGGAACATGGAATGATACTGCTCCTACAGCAACGCAATTTACTGTTGGTAATTCAGGTGATACTAATAATGCACAGCCCTACATAGCCTACCTTTTCGCTACCGTAGCAGGTGTATCCAAGGTGGGAAGCTATACTGGTGACGGAACTACAGATGGTTCTAAAGTAATAGATTGTGGATTTAGTTCAGGTGCTAGGTTTGTGTTAATAAAAGCTGCGACAGGAGAATCAAATAATTGGCACCTCTTTGATAGTACTAGAGGTATTGTTGCAGGAAATGATCCAAGACTAAGGATTGACTCAACACTTGCAGAAACAACAACTGTAGATTTTATTGATCCAGATAATTCTGGTTTTATTGTTGGCGTTAATAATACATCTAAAAATATAAGTAATGTAGATGGCGTTACATACATCTTCTACGCAATCGCATAATCAACTGACGAAAGGAGTATCAACTTATGTCAGAATATAGAGAGCGCACAACAGGCGAAGTTAAATCGCAAGGCCAATGGAGAGCAGACTTTGCTCATATGTCATTGCCTCGTGTCTGGAAAGCAGCAACGCTAGACGCACTAAACCTAGACGCAGTACTCCGAAGCCCTGCAGCTACAACAACAGCATATCAAACAAGTGTACGTGATGGTGTCGAGCAAGATGCAAACGGCAACTGGGTTGAGAAGTATGTCGCAAGAGACATGTTTGCTGATACTACTGAGGATGGTGTAACCACCACCAAAGCAGAACACGAAGCTGCATATCAGGCAGGGTTAGATGCTACTACAGCCGAAGGTCATAGGACTACACGTAACAAACTTCTAGCTGATACTGATTGGACGCAAATGAATGACAGTCCCTTGGCTAACGATGTTAAGACACAATGGGCCACATACAGACAAGAACTAAGAGATATGTCTGATTTAGATGCGTGGCCTAACATAGCAGATGATGATTGGCCTGTAGCACCGTGAGGATAAGACATGGATAAACGAACAGTAGCATCAGCACATGAGCGAATTGATGAATTACAGATACAAGTTGCGGAGATAAAGACCGAGATGAAGATACAGTTTAAAGATTTGTATAACCGTATCAAGCGCTTGGAGGCGATTATGATAGGCATTAGCGGTGCAAGTTTGTTGTTGCTTCTTCGCATGACATTTCTGAGTTAGGTCTATGCCTGATCCCATAACTATAGGAGCAGCACTTAGCGCCGCGAATATGGCATTTTCCGGGATCAAGAAAGCTGTCCAAACAGGCCGTGAAATAAGTGATTGTGCCGGCCAACTTTCTAAGTGGGCATCTGCTATGTCAGATATTACTTATCTGGAAAGCAAAGCTAAAGAGAAACCTTCTTTATATCAGACCATGAGAGGGTCAGTAGAGAGTGCAGCGCTGGAAGCTTTTGCGGCGAAAAAACAAGCCGATCACCTTAGATCTGAGTTAAAGAGTTTTATATCGTTCAGTTGGGGGCCATCGGCTTGGAAAGAATTAGTGGCTTTGGAAGGGCAAATACGCAAAGAACGTAAAGAGCAGCTTTATCGCAAGCAAGAGGCATTAGACGCAATGCTAAGTTGGACGATAGGTGTTTTGCTTTTTATTGTAGGTGTTGCTGTTATTGGCGGTGCTATTTGGTTTATTGGTAAAATGCAAGGCCGCTGGTGATGTGGGTGTTGTTATGGTTACAGTTAGTCAGTGGAGAGTTTAGTCATTACCACGTAGGAAGTTATAGCAGTGAGGAAGCTTG